GTTGATGCTTCTGGATTTTCAGCACGAACAAAAGGTGAAGATACAAATGCTGATTTAAGTTTAAGTGGAAAATATATTATAACAGGAACAAGGCATATAATTGGACTTCGTAGTCATGTTACCATAATTGAAGTTGCAACAGATTCAACAAATGATTCTAGGACGCTAGTTAGTTCTTCTAACCAAAAAGAGGCTTTAAAACAATATGATCAGCAAAAGAAGGCAGTATAATGAATAAAAATTTTGCTGGCAAAGACGGGTTTATATGGTGGACGGGTGTTGTTGAAGATCGACAAGATCCACTAAAACTTGGTCGGTGTCGAGTTCGTTGTTTAGGATGGCATAGCACAAATAAATCAGATATGCCAACTAATCGTTTGCCATGGGCAACGCCTAATATTCCATTAAATATGCCAGTAGTGTATGCTCCTAAAGAAGGTGACATGGTATTTGGTTTTTTCATTGATGGAGAAAATGCACAAGAACCTGTTATGCTTGGCGTATTTCCAGGCATACCTTTAAAAGCAGGCAATAGACAAGATCCTTTTAATGACCCAAGAACATCTGCTGAACTTGCTACCGCACCTGTAAAACCTGATGAGTCTGCTACAAACTATCCACGAAAGTTAGATGAACCGACAACATCACGATTGGCACGTAATGATTCTGATTACCCACCAGCAATTAATGTGGCAAAGAAAGCAAAGAAGGCAAGTAAAGTAGAACCAGATTCTTATTATGCTGCCAAGTATCCGTTTAATAAAGTATATGAGTCTGAATCTGGACATGCGATGGAATTTGATGATACAAAAGGTGCGGAACGAATACATCTTTATCATCGGTCAGGTTCTTATGTTGAATATGGTCCACTGGGTGACCGTTCAGAAAGAATACAGAGAAACAAATTTGAAGTTGTTGTGGGCAACGAACAGGTTTATGTTAAAGGCGATGTTACTGTTTATGTTGATGGTAATGTAAACATGGAAGTTGGAGGAAACTTCAAAGTTGATATTGGAGGAACTTGTGAGATTAACTCTGATGGAAATATGACGTTCAATGCACCACGCATAGATTTCAACTAGTATGGCAATATTTTATGAAGTGACGCAAACAAACGCCACTGGATTTGTAACGATACCTGGTGATGATAGAAATGACATTATTGACCCAGACTTAAAAGAGAAGTATGTTTTTTCTGCTTACGAAGGTTTTGCTTTTTCGGTTGACATCAACTTCAAGGCATATTACATACAACCAATGACAACTAATAAAGTTTATGTTGATATTTTACAAATAGATGTTTTATACGATTTTCCAAGTATTGCACTGACTACTACTAAGATTGATGTTGATACGATTAGGCTGAGTGGAGCAACAAACAATATTTTTCCAAATACTTTTTATAAGTTTACGATGCCGGATTATACAGAGAAAATTTTGCCTCCAAACACAACCGAAGATTTTTATGGTTTGAACTATTATGAGTTACCACAGCCAACGGAGATAGAATACACATATCCATTCAGAATAAAAAGTGCTGCGGGTGGAACAGAGCCCGAACAAACTAATGATCTTGATTTATTTCAGTATCATTATTGGAATTATGATTCAGCCAGAGCAGAAGTTTTGAGAGTTGTGGCAGAGGGGAAAAACTAATGCCAGCAGTAGCAAGAACGGGAGACCGTGTCATGTCAAGGGATGGCTCAGGCAAAAAATGTAAGTCGCCAATGAGAACTTCTGTAGGAGAAGCAAATGTCAAAAGTGTTTATGCTGGAGGTTCACCAATTGTGGTAGCAGGTAATCAAGTTGCACCTCATCCAAAAAGTGGATGCGTACCAGACACATCAACTTTATCTTCTTTTTCTGGCACCGTTTTTATAGACGGTAAAGGTATTGGAAGAATTGGTGATGAGTATGGACCAAATATAATTACACAAGGCTGTCCGAACGTTTTTTCGGGCTGAATAAATAAAAGATGACTACCACAATAACATCCAACAATCCAAGAATAACTTCCGAAAGGATATTCAAAGATTTAGACTTGAATTTTACTTTGCATCCAGTAAAAAAAGATGTGTCAAAACACATCAATGAGTATGCGATTATCAATTCAATCAAAAATTTAGTTTCAACTAATTATTTTGAAAAACCATTTAGACCAGAAATTGGCAGCGGTTTAAGAGACTTACTGTTTGAAAATGTTGACCCGGTTATTTCATCTCAATTAGAGAGAGCCATTGAAGAGACAATATCAAATTATGAACCTAGAGTCTCAATAGAAAATATATTGGTAACTGCTTATCCAGATGATAATCGTTATAGTATAACAATGACATTTTATATAATAAACAATCCTAAACCAATTACCATTGATTTCTTCTTAGAGAGAATTAGATAAAAATGGCAGATAGACTAAGAGTAACTGAATTAGATTTTGACACAATCAAACAAAATCTAAAGACATTTCTAAATCAACAAACTGAATTTACGGACTACGATTTTGAAGGATCTGGTCTGTCTGTTTTGCTTGATATTTTGGCGTATAATACACACTATCAAGCGTATTATCTGAATATGATTGCCAATGAGGCATTCTTGGATACCGCTTTGCTTCGTGATTCGGTTGTTTCACATGCAAAAACTTTAGGTTATGTTCCATATTCACGTAAAGCACCAGCCGCTACAATTAATTTTACGGTATCTACAAACTCATCTAACACTGCAACATTGACGATACCAAAGGGATTTAGATTTTTATCTGATAATATAGACGATGTGAGCTATAATTTTGTCACTCTTTCCGAAACTGTTGTGACAAAAGCAAATACAAATTTTTCATTTTTGAATTTAAAAATTTATGAAGGTCAATTGGTATCGTATTCATTTGTTCAAAATGACTCTACAAATCCTAAACAAGTGTTCACTCTTCCAGATGCTGGTATAGACACAACGACACTTACTGTGACAGTTCAACCATCAGAATCAAACACCAATGTTATTGTTTACACTTTGGCTTCCGATGCATCAAATACTTCTTCTCAAGCAGCAGTATTTTATTTGCAAGAAAACAAATCGGAAAAATATGACATTTACTTTGGTGATGATGTTATAGGTAAAAAATTGCCTGATGGTGGAATTGTCAATGTAACATATCTTGTTACAAATGCCGATGCTGCAAATAAGGCGAACAATTTTGTTGCAACGGATTCTTTAGTAGATTCTTTAGGAAATTCTCAAACAAACTTTACTATCAATCCAATCAGTGAGGCATCTGGTGGTGCTGAACGTGAAAGTGTAGATGAAATAAAATTTTCAGCACCTCTTCAATATACAACACAAAATCGCTTAGTCACCGCAAAAGACTATGAAGCGTATATCAAGAAAAATTATCCATCTGTTGATTCATTATCTGTCTGGGGTGGCGAAGATGAGATACCAAGAGTTTATGGTAAAGTTTTCATCTCTTTGAAACCAAGAGATAATTATTATCTAAGTGAAGCAGAGAAACAACGAATTCTTGATGAGATTGTTGGACCAAAATCAATTATTTCAATAAGCTCAGAAATAAGAGATCCTGATTATCTGTATATACTGCTCAATAATCAAGTCAAATACGATTCTAAGAAAACCACTTTCACTGAGACACAACTTACTACACAAATTAGAAATGCAATTATCAATTACAAACAAACTTATTTGAATAAGTTCAATGCCATTTTTGCTCTTTCAAAAGTACAAGACCAAATTGATAATGTGGACACAAACGCTATTATTGGTTCAGAAACAACAGTCAAACTCCAAAAAAGAATTGTGCCAGAACTCAATCAAAGTTCTAATTACACCATAACATTTGGCGTTCCAATCAAGAGAGGAACACTTGCAGATAGACTGACAACAACAGAATTTTCTGTTTTTGATGCCACTGGTGTGGCAAGAACAGCAATTATTGAAGAAATACCACAATCGTTTACGGGTGTTTCATCTATTGAAATAGTAAATCCAGGGTATGGTTATACTTCAATACCAACTGTAACAATTTCTGGTGATGGAACTGGTGCTACTGCCGAAGCAGTCATTGAAGGAGGCACAATCACACAAATTCGCATGGTAAATCGTGGTACAGATTACACACGGGCGACTGTGAGCATTACTGGTGGTGGCGGTTTTAGTGGCTCAGCAACAGCAGTGATTGATTCAAAGATTGGCACACTCAGAGTGATTTATTATGATGTCAATGCTAATCGACAAATTATTGATGATAACGTAGGTGAAATTAATTATGATACCGGTATTATTACTCTAAACGATTTGAGAATTCTTTCGGTATCTTCAAGTGATGGCTTGTTGAGATTTACTGCCGTTTCCGAAGAAGGTGTGATTGAATCTACCAGAAACTCAATCATTACCATAGATGACGCTGATGCAACTTCAATTGTAACAACGCTTGAAAAAATGGCATCATAATGACTACTGATCTGAGAACATCCATACTTGTCAATCGTCAAGTTCCTGAGTTTGTTCGGGACGAATATCCTCTTTTCGTCACTTTTCTTGAGGCGTACTATGAGTTCCTTGAACAAAAACAAGGAACAAAAATCAATGATCTAATTACGCAAGCCAAAAATTTACGTCACGTTTCGGATGTTGATGATTCAATAGAGCAGTTTGAGAAAAACTTTATTAATAATTATGCGCCGTTATTTACATTAGATACTGCCGCTGATAAAGCACTTCTCATCAAAAAAGCATTACCTTTATATTTGACAAAGGGTAGTGTAAAATCGTTTGAATTATTATTCAGACTTCTTTATGGTGAAGAAGTTACAATTACATATCCTAAAGATAATATTCTTCGTGCGTCGGACGGCAAGTGGACAGTAGAAAATGTCGTTCGCATTGACAATGATGTTTACTCTTATTATGAAGGCGACGGCACAACAAAAATCTTTATTCTTCCACAAGAAGCTGCCGACCCAGGTGTTACCGTTTATATAAACGATGTTGTGACCACAAGTGGCTTTTATGTTCTGAAAGAAGCAAAGAAAATAGTATTCGATTCTGCACCAGCTAGTAACGCCAAAATAAAAGTTATATATGATGACTTCGACGAAACATTATTTGCAAATAGAAAAATTACAGGTCTGACTTCTGGTGCTACTGCAATTGTTGAACGTGCAGCGCCAAGATTCATCACACAACAAACTTCAATTGAGTTATATGTTGATGAATCTACTTTGTTAGGTTCATTTCTCAACGCCGAAACAATCACATCTGATGTTTTTGCCGATGATGGCGTAACTCTTATTACAATACGATCAGATACCGTCGCTACACTCAGTTCAATCACAATTATAAATGGTGGCACTAGTTATAACGTTGGTGATCCAGTAACAATTATTGGTGGCGCTTCACAAATTCCTGCCGAAGCGATTGTTGACCAAGTATCGGTTGGTTTTGCTGATGCTGCAACTGTTGGTTATGGTGGTGCAGGTTTTGCACTTGGTGGTATTATAACAGCATTCAATGATGATGGTACAATCACATTAGCGTCACAGGCAATCGACACATCAGGAGCAAATTCTGCTAACTCATATACAATTTTTACTGATACGATCAACACATATGCAAACATAGTATTGTCAAATACCGACTATGGCTTCCCATCAACTGTAATTCCTACAGGCGAAAACATAGCGACTCGTCTTGTTGATGCATTCTCAAAGGCAACAATTACTGATATTGGTCCGATGACCAATGTTACAATTCTTTATTCTGGAACAGACACTTCAAATCTTACGATTGATGCAGACGGTGCCAAATACGCAAATACTTTTGATATAAAAACTTTTGGCTCCATTGGTAGAATTGACATTGTATCTGGTGGTACAGGTTACAAAATAGGTGATGAGATTATAATAACTTCAAGTCCTGCTGGAACTTATGGAAGAGGATTTGCTGCTGCGGTTACAAATACAAATGCTTCTGGCACAATTACTAGAACAGAAATACAACCAACAAGAATTACTGGTAACGCTAATACGACAGCGGGCAATATTGTTGTCGTTGGAACAGGAACAGATTTTGTCAATGAGTTGATGGTCGGTGATCGCATCATGATCAACTCTGAAGCTAGATATGTCAACTCAATTCTTTCATCAACATCACTCAATGTAAATGTGTCTTTCACAAGAACATCTACAGAAAGAAGAATTGGAGCTTTTGATCGTTATTTGGTTGGTGGTCAAGGTTATGAACAAAATAATTTTCCAACAGTTTCAGTTTCTTCTGCAACAGGTTCAGCAGCAAATCTACAAATCACATCTTTGATGGGTGATGGTGATAGACTTGGAATTACAGGTTCTGGAGTTTCGGGACAAATCACACGAATCAAAATAACAAATCCTGGCGCTGGTTATCAGTTCATTCCTACGATTGATTTAGGAAACTTTGGAGATGGAACTGCAACAGCCAATGCACAGATTGAAAGATCGTTCATTTCTTTCCCAGGAAAATGGGTAGGCTCTGATGGAATTATATCTTCTTTAGATAGAAAGATTGAGGGCTTAGATTACTATATTGACTTCACTTATGTGACTTCAGTTGCCACTGAATTCTCAAAGTATGCAGCTATTTTGAAGAATCTGCTTCATCCTGCTGGTTTCAGAAACTTTGCTGAATATCCAATCTCACGTTCCATAGATTCAGAAGCTACAATGAATTCATCGGTTTCAGAAACGATTTCTGGCTTAGTGTCCACAACAAATGGCTCTATTATTGTAACTGGTACTAATACCAAATTCAATATAGCAAATACGCTAGGTATCATTTCAATTGGCACACAAATCGCTATAAATAATCAGATTCGAACAATCAATGCAATTGTCAGCAACACATCATTGACAGTTTCGAGTGCATTTACAAGCAATGCCTCTGCACAGACATTGATAATTATTACCTAAACAAAACTTATGGCTCTAAATTACACATCCGAAAAACTTGCGCTAGAAAACGCTGAGAGATTCAAAAACTCTTTTAGTGACTCGGATCCATCTATTCAGTATATTTTCATTGGAAATCATACTCCATATGCCAATGAATCTTCACCGCCAAGTATTGTAGAAACAATCTCAAGTGAGAAGTCTGTTTGGGACAATATGTTTGCGGCAAAGAGAGTTACAGCAAACGATGTTGAGCTTGTGATTCCAAGAGTTAATTGGACAGCAAATACAAAGTATCGTCAATATGATGATACAATTGCTTTATCAAATTTGATTACTGGCAACACATCTCAAAATTTGAAGCCATTCTATATTATTACGTCTGCTAGAAATGTTTATAAGTGCTTGTCAAATAATTATTCTTCAAATTCTACGGTAGAGCCAACGGGTGATTATACAACATCAAATGGCGCCATCTCAACGGCTGATGGTTACATTTGGAAGTATATGTTCAATGTAAAATCATCAAACAAATTCTTGAATACGGATTGGATACCAACTCCAACACGAAATACACAAGCAAGCACACTATCAGACTTCAACTTAGATGATACTGGTGTCGTAGAAGGTGAATTGACAACTGTAGTAATCAGTAACGGTGGTACGGGTTATTACAACTCAACTGTAAATGTTACTTCATTTATTACTGGTTGCTCAATTCTGACAGTCGCCAATACAACAAACGTTGCTGCAAACATGACTATTTCGGGAACAGGCATTCCAACAGGAACAGTTGTTTCCGTTCTTGATACACCTAATAATAAAATAACTCTATCTTCACCTGCAACAGCAAACGGTGGTGGAACTGGTAATAACTTGTCTTTCGCAACACGAATTTATTTTGATGGCGATGGAACAAGTGCTGCGGCATCGGCAACTTTGGCCAATGGAGCAATAACCAAAATTACATTGACAACGATTGGCACAGGTTATTCAAGAGCGAATGTTATGATATTCGGTTCTGGAACTGGCGCTAATGCAAGAGCAATTATAGCACCGAAATATGGTCACGCTAGGAATCCAGCAAAAGATTTGTTGGCAAAGAACGTTGAAGTTACAGCTAAAATTGGAGAAGTTGATTCAACAGAAAATGGCTTGATCTCTGTAGATACATCTTTTAGACAATTTGGATTGCTGAGAAACCCGCATAAATATGGTCAAGCAGCAAAAGCAAATAATTCAACAGCAAATTCGGTTATATCTCAAGCAAGAACTTTGACGTTAACTCCTGGTCCGTCTTATACATTGAATGAGTATGTGTCTCAAGTAACTGCTAATAATACTGTAGCTTACGGCTTTGTTTATTCACAAACTGCAAGTGCTGTAAAAGTTACTCAAGTTCAAGGAACTTTTGTCGTAGGTCTTTCACTGATCGGAGCAACTTCAGGCGCATCAAGAACGGTTGTAGCATCGGCTAATCCTGAATTTGAGCCATATTCTGGTGATATATTATATGTTGAAAATATAGAAAAAATAGAAAGAGAAGATGGTCAAGCTGAGAATGTTCGTTTTATTATACAATTTTAAAGGTTAAACATGGCATTAAATTTCAATACGAATCCATATTATGATGATTTTGATGAAGATAAAAATTTTCACAGAATTCTGTTTAGACCTGGCCGTGCCGTTCAAGCACGTGAGTTGACACAATCACAAACTATTCTTCAAAATCAAATTGATCGTTTTGGTAAACATATTTTTCAAGAAGGCTCAAAAGTTACTGGCGCTGAAACGTTTGATGAACAAGTTTATTCGATCAAGCTACAACCAACTTATGCCGGAACCGCAATTAGTGTTTCAGGATATAATAATTATTTTGCTGTAGCAAATAGTAGTAATTCAGTATATAAAATTAAAAAAGCAATTGTTGCCGATGACACTGATCCAAATACACTATTACTGACTTTTATAAAAACTTCGGGTATATCAACACTCAACTCAAATGGTTCAATTGCTAATTCTGAAACTCTAAGAATTTATTCTACCGACGATCTTGCAACTGCTAACCTTGTTGCAAGAGCAAATGTGTCAGCAACAGAATCGTCTACTATAGCAAGAGCATTTTCCGTAACAGAGGGTGTTTTCTTCATCAATGGAAATTTTGTACAAAGTAATCCCGAAACTGTAGTAGTTTCCAAATATTCTAATGACGCAAATGTTACCGTTGGCTTTGATGTTGAAGAATCTATTGTAACTTCTTCTTCAGATACTTCTTTGCTTGATCCTGCTGTTGGTGCTTCAAATTACATTGCGCCAGGCGCAGACAGATACAAGATTACACTTACACTAACCACAAAAGAAATTAGTGCGAATGAATCTATTCCAAGTCTGACGAGTTCAAAATATATTGAAATTGCTCGTTATAGAAAAGGTCAACTAGTCAAGAATGTTCAGAATTCAGAGTATTCTATTTTAGCGGATACTCTTGCTAGAAGAACATATGATGAATCTGGAGATTATAAAGTTGAAGGATTAGATCCAAAAATTCCAGATGAAAAATTTGCAGATGCAGCAAACACAGGTTTTGTTTTAGATATAAGTCCAGGAAAAGCGTATGTCAGAGGCTATGAAATAGAAACTGTTGGAATAACTGAACTTCTGATGTCAAAATCAAGAGACACAGAAACGGTTTCTGGTTATGATGTTCCTGCATATTATGGTAACTACTTTTTTGTGACAAGTGCAAACGGTGAAATCTTCAATTTTTCGACTGCATCAAAACTTGAAATACACAGTAATAATGGAAACTTTGGAGCAGCAACAAAGATAGCCGAAGCATATCCAAGAAACATTGAATATGTAAGTGGAAACGGTTCGGCGTCTGTTTATAAATTGCAGTTATTCAATATTGTAAAAACTAGCAACACTCCAATTGATTTAGCAAATACAATTATTGCTGGCAACACAACTTCTGTAAACGGAACATGCAATGTTCATTCTAGTTCAATTACTACAAGAACTCTGACCGGCGCTTATAATAGCGCAAATCCTCTTATCAATTTGTCCAGTTCAACCGGTGTTACCGTTGGCATGGCTGTTAACAATCCTAATGCTGCTGAAATTAGATTTCCAACATATGTAACAGCAGTCAATGGTAATCAAATTACAATTAGCCAAGCACCTGTTGCAAGTAACGGTGCAGCAGCACTTTCGTTTAGATCGGCATATTTGACTGATACGAACTATGATTCTTCAGTTTTTGAAAGCTCTTACGATGTAGTCAAAGAGTTCTCACAAGTAAATTATTATACAAAACGAGTATTCAAATCTGTTTCATTTACTGCTGGTATAGGATCAGTTCAAACGAATGATGGAACAGAAAGATTTGCGAATGCAACTGGAGGAAATAAACAACAAAATTATGCTATTTGTATTCGAACCCCAGCTAGTGCATACTCAAGAGGACAGTGGGTAGATTTGAGTTCTAATACTTATTTTAGTCTTCCTAGTCCATCCGTTGGTTCTCCAGCCACTCTAAACATCAACCTTGCCGACACAGGTTTCAATGGCACAGCAGATATTTTGACAACGATTGACATTACAGCAGCAGCAAGAAGAACGAAAACTTTAGTAACTGGTGTAAGAAAGTTTAT